AACGAACTTGTCTAAAGCATTTTACTTCGCTAAATTTAGCTTTCTCGTTATCGTTTAATTGATTGTACTCTTTACTTGATGGCTTACCACATCGAATAGTTCCTCTTTCATCTTTTGGTTCTTGCGACCAATTAGTGATAAGAATTGTTTTATTAGCCATTCTTTTTTCGGCCTGACTCCAATGTAAATATTGATAGTGGTGAGCTAAAGGTCTTATATTGATTGTGTCAGCAAATGCTCTTTCACCTTCAAGACCTTTGATCCAGAATAATCCTTTTTTTATTGGATTGCCTTCAGCATCTTCATCGTCAACATTCATTTTTATCTCAGGGAGATATTCAGGTTTTGATGTTTCTGCTGTTTGTTCACTACCACCCAGGATCATAGCAAGTTTTGCTTCTTCTTTAGGGTCAATAGTTGATAGTTGCGTATTAGATTTCGCCATAGTTTTGTTCTCCTATAATTGGTTTGTTAATAACTATGACACTTATAATACCCTTAACTAAGCACCTTGGTCAAGGGTAAGTTCTTGATTATTTAACCAATCTTTGCCATACGATATTTCTATATCCAGGGGCAATAATGGTTTGTAATCAAAGCGTTCTATCATCTCCTCTTCTATATGGCTCATAGCCCATACTAAAATGTTAATAACTTCATCAAATTCATCAGGGTGACAATCCACTACAATCGAATCATGGACAGTTAATATAATCTTGGATTTTAAATCTTGCTCCTGGAACTTTCTTAAAGCTCGAACACAAGATAAAGGTACAATATCTGCTGTAGCAAAAGATTGAACAGGATAATTTACAACAGCAGTTTGATTAGATATTCTGCCCCCATGTAATCTTTGTGCATTAGGGAAAGCAAACTCTCGGCCACTAGGGGTTTTAATATAACCCTCTGACATAACAGCATCGACAAGTTCTGTATGCCATTCTTTCAAACCTTTATAGATATTAAAATACTGTTTAAAGTAATTACGAATATGGTCAGGTTCACCCATACCAAGACCACCATATAAAGGAGCAAAAGTATAAGCCTTCGCTTGTTGTCTTAGATCTTTAGTAATCTTAGATTCATCACATTGATTTATAATAGCTGCTGTCTGTTTGTGAACATCTTTACCATTAGTAATGTCTTCTATTATTTGTGGATCTTTTGACAGCTCTCCTGCAACTCTAAATTCTAATCCACTATAATCAATCTCTATAATATGCCCTTCAGCAAAACGAGATACTACACATCTTCTTACAGGAAATTTTGAACCTTTGGGTTGGTTTTGGAAATTAGGATTAGAAGATGATAGCCTTCCTGTACGAGTTGTTGTTTGATTAAAATTAGCATGGAGTATTCCATCATGCCTTGTCCAGGTTTGTATCCCTTTAACAAAACTATCTAGGTAAGTTGTAATAGCATTAAGTCTAGTAATGCCTTCTAAAAATTCTACTGCCTGGGTATTATCTTTTTCTTTAGCTTGTATGATTAATTTTCTTATCGTATTTTTATCGGTCTTAAAACCATTAATACTTGCATCAATGGGGCCTTCAGGAATTAATTTTAAACCTGCTGTAGATGTAGTGTTTTTTAATAATACTCCTCTGCCATCACAATCTTTGCAAGTAGTAGTACGAACATAAGGCTCACCATTCTTTTTATACTTCTGATAAAACCCTTTGCCTTTACACCTAGGACATTGATGTGCAATAGTTTTCTTAACAACTCTTGTTGTATTTCTTACTGCATTAGCAAATTTGTTAGCTGACATTTTGGGTGCGTATAAAGATTTACCTCTTACATCAACACCAATATTGAATGTTGCTTTATGTAACTCTCTATCTTTAACAACTCGACTATAAACAACTTGTGTCATATCAATACCACTATTGAGATTGATTGGAGTGTCGCCCATAACATTTGAGACTATGAAGTTTAGTTTCTTTTCTATAGTCTCTTTTTCTTTTAAGTAATCTAACTCAACTCGTTCTAATTCATCTAAATCAATTCTGATACCATTGCGTTCCATATCACACAAAAACAACAACATATCATTTGATAGATCTAATACAGATTGTAGAGATCCTATCTCTTCTTTTTGTTCTAAATAGATCTGACCACAGGCAAGGACATCAGCATCTGCATATTCTATTACAGTATCCAGGGGCATAGCTTCAAAGCCTGTACCTTTTTTAAATAGATCATCTACTAAATCAGATTTCTTTTCCTGTACCTTTCTTCTACTAGCTGTACCTTTCAATGACTTATCAATATGCTGACCTCTAGCTAAAAGGTACTCTCCAACCATAGTGCAATGTACCTTTTTAGGTATAGGAAAGTTGGCTTCTAAAAGGTACAACAAATCAAACTTAGCATTATGAGCTATTATTTTTGATGCTTTCTTAAGATCCTGGATTAGTTCATTCGGCCTATCAGGAGTTTCTTTTTCCTCATGATAAAATACAGCTCTTTTAGGCTCACCTAATTCATCATCTTCTATCAATCGCCAATGAGCCGATACTATTTTATTTTTGGGATTAAATGGAGAGTTATCTATTATGTTGGTTTCTAATCTCTGAACTGTTGTTTCTAAATCTATTACAATCTCAATCGACATATCTACTAACTTCCGGTTTGATGTTACAAACGATTGTACCATGCCAACCAGAGAGTTTGTTTTTCGATACAGTAATATATCTTGTCAAATCTTGTTCAGCTTCCTCAGAGTCATTTTCGATCTTACCAATTCCTAAGATAAGATCTGTTTCAGCACTTTTGCCGATCTTACTACCTTCCATTTCAAAGGGAGATAGTTTGGTTCGTCCTTTAGCTTCGGCACTTGCTTGAGATACAACAAGTAATCCACAATCATATCTCTTAGCTAATTCTCTAAACCTTCTATAAAGTTCTCTTAATCTTTCGTGACTTGCAGCAAAAGATCCACCAATATAAACTTTATCTGCCTGGTCAATTACAACTAAGTCAGGCTTCATCTTTTCTATAAAACCCTCTACTTCATCTAAAGACCAATCTTGAATATCTTTCATTTCAATATTGTCTTTTATCTTAGCAAATGACTCGGCTGCTTTTTTTGGATCTTCTAGTATTTGTTTCTTGGTCATGTTCGTACAAGATTGTATGACCCTTAACATGGTTCTACTTGTCTTTTCTTCATTACCTAAATACAAAACCTGTGCTCCCTGGTGACAAAAACCATTTGGGGCAGCACAGAAAGAAACAGCACAAGCTGTCTTACCTGTCTCAGGAGTTGCAAAGATAACTCCAAATTCTCCAGGGCCTATACCATAAACATTTTTGTGTAGGTATCTTAAATTAAAAGCCCATCTATTTTTATCGGAAGTAACATCTAATAATTCTTGAATGTCTTTTGTTGTTGTGGGGCCATAATCATCAGGCATAAAAGATTCTTTACTCTTGGTAATTAGCTTCTCTAAATTTCTTAATGCCCCATGATTGCCTTCAGTAATTTCTAGCCCAATGTGAGCCACCTTACGACCAACTTCTCGTTTCCATAGATCTTCAATAACATCATTTGCAATATCAAAAGAGATAGGTTCAACATTTCTAATGTGACCTATAATGTCTTGCATGGAATCTATTTCAGCTCTGGTAGCTACAGGATATTTTTTCTTCCACAGTTGGAAGACTTCTTCTTCGTTTAGATCATGTTCATACTTTGCATGAGCTTCATTAATGACTTGATAAATGTCGGCAACTTCATCATCAAAGAGAGTAGCTTTTAATCTGTTTTTGTTGTTATCGAAAAATTCGTAGTTGAGGAGGGATTTGAGTATTTTGGTATCATCTGCTATTGCCATTTTTTGCTAGTGTCCTTTAATGTATGATTAAGTAGTGTCACATCATAGCATCTAAGTAAACCAAAAAAAACCCCCAACAAAATTAATTGCCAGGGGTTACTATATTAAGAATAGAATTTAACTACAAATTATCTAACTAATTCTTAACTTCATTTTTTTAATGTCCGGTTTATGATCTCCTCTTCTTTCACGAATATCAACTTCGTGGTAAAGAACTTTAGAATTACCTTTAACAAGAGCATCTACTGCTTTTTGCAGTTTCTCTTCTTCTTGGGCTGCGTCTTTAAATCCCCCAGGTAAATTGTAATCGATAATTACTATCCCTCTCGCTTTCATAATTACTCCCAAAAGTTAGTTATATAGTATTTTTATTGTTGGTTATCTGTTTAACAACATCGCTTTTAGTTTAGAGGTAGGTATGTATTTAATGTCTTCTTCCAATAATAATACTGAAGTATTAACACCAAAAAAATACTTACTTCCAACACTAATAGACTTTTTTCTAGCGTCTTTGTCAAGAGCAAAAGTTATGTCGCTAAACTGCCTTAATTGTTGCCTTTGTAGATGTTCAATATTTGTTCCTAACAATGCCACTCCTACATATCCTGTAATAGCACTTACTGCACAAGCACTTGGGACATCTTCTACAACTACTGCATGAGATCCGGAGCCAATTATAAAGCAACCAGAAGTATCCCCATAAACTTTCCATTTGGGTATTTTATATTTTTTATTCTTAGGTTCTTCTCCTATATATCTACCAACTGCTCCTTGATTCGAATTCATAAAAAAGAGTACTCTATCTTCTTTAGGTGTGTATTTAATGTGTACCTTTTGTGTAGTATACACATCAAGACATTGTACCTTTTCAAGATATTCTAATGCTCTAGGATAGTGTTCAATATTAGATAAAAGTGGGGGGATCTCATTAGGATTAGATCTTTTTTTAGGAGAATAATCAGGACTTAAACGAGCTTTGATAGAGTCTACTGACAGCTTATCATCTTTAATGCCTTTAGCCTGGCAAGACGCTTTATAACAATTCCATAAAAGCCTACCTTCTGTCTTAGAAAGAGATAAAGTTTTATGGCCCCCACAAAAAGGACAATCAATTCTCTTGCTTGAATTATCTCGCAAGATAACTTTTTTGATGATACTGTATTGTTCTTTAAAGGAGTACATAACAAGTGTCATACTATGACATTAGTTATGGGAATAGTCACTAAGAAAGAATATAAGTGTTTGATTTTACTGAAAAGTGTCATACCCTGAAGGTCGTAGGTTCAAATCCTACCCCCGCAACCAAATCGTTGATATTACTAGGTTTCATTAGGCACATAACTACTAAAATTGAGTTGAGTTGATAAAAGTTGAGATTCTTAGGTATTTTTAATGTAAATACCATCTCTCATAACCCCTGTTCTGTCTTTAATATCTTCGTAGGCTACTTCCATACATTCTTTTAATGACAATCCTCTGCGTTCAACAATGTTAATTAAGATTACCATTATGTCTCCCACATCATCTCTTATGTCTTGTCCTTTGCAAACATTATCAGAAAGTTCGCCTACTTCTTGAATGAGTTTTAAGATCTGATCTTTCTCAGTAGAACCTTCTATTAGGTTTCTATCTTTATGCCAACCAACTATATTATTTATTATTTTGTGAGTGCATTGAAATTCCATCTTGTACTAGCTCCTTTATGTTATTGGGTTGATCTTTAGCAAATCTTTTATTGACTCCTCTTGCAGCCAACTTTTCGGTCTTTTTTACATAAGTAGATAAAACCTCTCTTGAAGTGTGTCCGGTTACTGCCATAAGTTCATCTTCAGTAGCACCACTCTCAGCCATTTCAGTAGCACCTGTTCTTCTTAGATCAGATATTTTAAGTTCTTTAGGTAAATTTGCAGTATCTCTTATAGTCGCCCCCCACTTAGAATAAAGCCTACGATCAAATCCTTTTTTAGTAGTCTCGCAGATAACAATGTTTGTATCTAATTCACGATTAGTTGGTAAACTTTCTAGTCTTTTTATTAATCTTGGAGAGCCTGGGATAGTAACTAATGTTCCTGTTTTTTCTTGAACAAACTCAAAAAAATTACCATCAAAGTTAGACCATTTTAGCTTTCTCATATCTCCTGGACGCTGACAAAGATCATAACAAAGTAAAGACAATGTTCCTATAGATTCTCTTCCTACTTCATCAGCAGTTTCAATAAAAGTTTGCACTTGATCTGGTGTCCAGCGAACTTCTCTTCGTTCTAATGCTTTAATATTCATCTTTTGAAATGGGTTAGTGGGAATTTTTGAATGTCTCATGCCAACAAAATAAATCTTACGAAGAACTTTGATTGTATGCACAGCTCTATGTCTACTTATCTGTTTAGTTATAGTATCGTATAATTTATCAGCATGAGTAGGAGTGACAGTTCGTGCTAAATAATCTTTTAACAATATTTTAGACTCACCTAAACGAGCTTCAAGAGCTGTATCTATCATTAGATCATAGAAAACTTTAGTGTTATCTTTCAGTTTTCTCCATTCCTCTGTACTTTTATAAAATGCAACAAGGCCCATAACAGTATCTTGTTTAATGGTAATATCTTTTTTATTGCCCTTTTTATATTCTTGGTAAGCGTCTGCTATCTGTATAGCTCTATTTATAGCATCTTTTTTGTTTTCATATTGTTCGTATTTAACTTCTAATGCTTGTTGAACATAAGGAGGAGGAGAAACTGCAAAAACAATTCTTCCATTCGCCCTTTTTCTGGTTTCTAAATACTTAATTTTCATCATTGCTCCTATGTCGATTTATTGGTTTAGTTATGAGAATAATACTAGAAATAACAGTTGTCAACACTATTGTCATAATTAATGTAATAGGCTATGATAAGGGCATCTCTCCTCAAGAGAACTTCATTGCTAGTGGAGTTAGCCCCCTGGAGTCAAATCTAGGGGGTTTTTTTATATACACCTGCGTCAGATTATGAGCTATCAAATATTACAAGGAAATTGCATTGATCTACTTAAAGATCTACAAGAAAAGTCTATTAACACTTGTATTACTTCTCCTCCTTATTATGGCTTAAGGGATTATGGTATTGATAATCAACTTGGAAGAGAAGAAACAATAGATGAATTTGTCAATAATTTAGTTGAAGTGTTCCAGGAAGTTAGACGAGTTCTGCGAGATGATGGAACTGTTTGGCTAAACCTAGGGGATAGCTATGGGGGGCAAAGAGGTAAAGGTTTTAATACTCACCAGGATAAAGGTGGGAAAAATAGAGTTCAAGAATTACAAAAAGAACATGGTGATTTAAAAGTAACTACAGGTTTACCATTAAAAAGTTTACTTGGTATTCCCTGGAGAGTTGCTTTAGCTCTTCAAGCTGATGGGTGGATCTTAAGACAAGATATTATTTGGCATAAACCTAACCCTATGCCTGAGAGCTGTAGAGATCGCTGCACTAAAGCTCATGAATATATCTTTTTACTATCTAAAAAACAAAAGTATTACTATGACCATGAAGCAATAAAAGAACCATCTGTATTTCAATACAAAGGAAGATATGGCCCTGTAAAACCATCAAGTGTAGGAAATAAAAATAAAGAGTTACCAGGCTTTGAGATCCGAGATGGTTTAAAGAACATGACCGGTAGTTACCCAATGAAAAATAAAAGGTCAGTTTGGACAGTAACTACTAAACCATGCAAAGAAGCTCATTTTGCTACTTTTCCTATAGATCTTATAGAACCCTGTGTTTTAGCTGGTAGTCCTGAAGGGGGTATTGTGCTTGATCCTTTTGGTGGTAGTGGCACTACTACTATTGCAGCCGAAAAACATAAAAGAAACTCAATATTATTAGAAATAAATCCTGAATACATAGAAATAGCAAAAGCTAGAATAAAAAAATATGAAGGTTGATAAAGCAGCACTCAAAGAAACATTACATGATGTCTTCCTGGGAGTGGTTATAGCTTTACCAATATCCTTTTTTGTCTTAACTATTTGTAAGGGCCTAGAATTTACTACTATGGCTACTTCAGTTACTCAAACAATAACTTTTACATTGATAGCTATAGTTAGAAAATACTATGTAAGATTATTTTATAAAAATAAATCTACAAATTAACGATTTTATCGTCATTAATATCATCTGTTGGGTTCATAAATAATATAACAAGCCCACTTGTATCTTCACCCTTGTAGGGGGCTGAATACCAACTTGCTTTTGTTGTTACTTCCACAACATAATTTTTTTCATATAACTCAGCTTTATCACAAGCGTCTAAAACAGACTCAGCAAAGTCCCTGGCTGAGTTTTTATCCATAGTTTGTATGACAGAAGGTAAAAAGAAATACCCTTTATCTCTTTGCTTCATGGCTTGTTCCATGATATTAATTCTTTTTCTC